AGTCGACTCGCTTGATCTTTGAACACTCGACGCATGATCTGCGGTCATCGGATGCATCACGAGCAGACAGGTCGGCCGTGACGCGATCCGATATTGATGCAGTGAGGCCAAGCGAGCGCAGCTTGGCGTCGTCAATCATGCAAACAACCCCTGCTGCTCGTGGCTAGCATCCTTGATGTTTTGGCAGGCAAGCTCCCAATACTGGGGCTTCAGCTCAGTGCCGACGAATCGGCGATTCATGCGGACCGCGGTATAGCCCTCCGAACCAATGCCAGTAAACGGAGAGAAAACCAGATCGCCAGGATTCGTCCAGAGATGAATGCAACGCTCGATGACATCAAGCTGCAGCGGGCACATGTGCTTTTCGTCGTTTTCGTCGCGGGCCGGCATGCGGTTGAGCGTGCGGCCTTGGTCAATGTCAAACCAAACCGGGCTGGCGTACTTCTGCCAAAGGCTCACGGGCAGGTCTTCGCCGTGCGTCACGCGCTCTTCGCAGTCACCAGGCTTGCGCATCGTCACAACGTAGTCCGGCAGCCCGTTGCGGCTCATCGTGCTGTTCTCGCGGATGGTCTTGTGCAGCAGTCCAAGTGCTTTGGTGCGCTGCATTGCTGTCACCGGGTCTTTCCAGATGCAGACCTCGCTGTGATAGATGAACCCGGCTTCTTGGAATGCGCGAATCAGCGTGCCGCGGAAGTCGCGGATACCAATGAACCCTTGACGCATCTTGGTCGTTGGCAGATTCATACAGTGGAAAGAGACGTTGCGGCCCGGCTTCAAGACACGGAACAGCTCGGCGATGAGATATTTGAGTTGCGCGGCAAACTCGTCATCGTCCTTGCAGTTGCCCATGTCGTGATCGCTGTTGGAGTACACGAACAGGTCAGCGAACGGCGGAGAAAAAACCGAGTAGTCGATGCTGTTGTCAGCCATGCGGCGCGACCACTTCACGCAATCGCCTAGGTGGACGGTCCACCCGTCCCCTGTAACGGTGTCTTCGCGGTATTCGTCGGTGATCTTGCGGCTGCCGTTCAATTCTTCGCTCATGATGTCTTTCATGTGTTCAACCATGTTTGCGCTCAGCTCGTGGTGCTGGGCCTCTTTGCGCTTGATGTTCTCCAGGATCTGGCCCTCGTTCTCCGCCGTGACAATGTGAACCTTGACGGATCGTTTCTGGCCGAATCGGTAGCAGCGGCGAACGGCTTGGTAGAACTTCTCGAAAGAGTCATCCATGCCGACAAAACCCATGCGAGCGCAGTGCTGCCAATTCATGCCAAAGCCAGCGATCTTGGGCTTGCTGATGAGGACGCGGAAGTCGCCATGAGCGAACCCGAGCAGATGCTTGGCCTTGAACTCGTGAGAGTCAGACCCCTGGACGTTCACAGCGCCAGGAATCAGTGAAGCCAGAAGCTCGGCCTCGTCATTCAAGTGACACCAGATAAGCCAGGGCTCTGCAGGGTCTGCGTTGACGATATCGGCCAGCGCTTTGCATCGAGCATCTACGCTGTTGCGCTGGGCCTTCCTGCGCTCGGCCAGGCCCATCGCAGGCCGACCGAACAAGTCGCCGTCAAGCGGCTCGCACGGAACGACATGCTCGACGTACTCAAGAGCAGGTAGCTCATAGCGTGAGCCATCAAAGCCAATGTCTGCAGGGTTTCGGACGACGACGGCCCATGAGCCCATCCATTCCCAAAATTTCGACGCACCCCAACCCTTAAGTCGCCATGTTCCGGTGTCCCCGGTATCGTTGACAAAGTAGGTAGCGAGCATCTCGGTGCGAGTCATCACGCCGAGAAACTCGCATTGATTGCCCAACTCTTCAAAGTCGTTCGGGCTAGGAGTTGCAGTGCAGCTAAGTCGGTACGGGATGCCTTGAGCCGACTCGATAATCCGCGATCTGGTCTTACCATCATGAGCCTTGAGAATGCTGGACTCATCCAAAACAAGGCCGCTCAGCGAATCGAAGTCAATAGCGTCCATTCGCTCATAGTTCGTAATCCAGACGCCAGGTTCGCTAGGCGTGCCGCCGTGATCGACTCGGCGGACATTGATGCCGAACGCTGCGCCTTGTTCGATGGTCTGGTCAGACACGGCCAAAGGAGCCAGGACAAGCACAGCGCCGCCAGTATGGTCGGAGACCTCTGCAGCCCACGAAAGCTGCATTAGGGTCTTGCCTAGCCCGGTGTCTGCGAAAATGGCCGCGCGACCTCGCTTCACAGCCCATGCAACGATGGCTCGCTGAAAGTCAAACAGGTTTTCATTGAGTTCGCCGGGGTTGTGCCCGGTGGCGACTTCACTGCGCCGCTTAGATGCGACGAATTGATCGTAGTCAGTCATTGGCTTAGATGGGTAATGGCTCTGCGCCTTCGTTAATCGCATCCCGAATCAGCGCATCAACGCCAATCGGCTTGCCGTCTCGCTCGATAGTTGCGGTAATTGGCCAAGCGCGGCTAGGGCGACTGTAGAAGTCAAGCGCGCCAACGGCTGAGCCTGTGTCAAGCGTTGCGGTGGGGGTGAAGCGGTAGGACAGGGTTACGGTGTAGATCACAGGATGTGTCCTCCGCGGATGGCTAGGGCGATAGCGTGCTCGTTGCTGTTGGCGCCAAGCGAATCGACTGCATCGTTCCAGTCGTCAAACAATTGAGGCCCAACCAGCTCACCAACTTCCTTTGCTATTTCGGCCCACAGGTAGCCAGCCGCTCGCATCTCCAACAAGGTCCTTTGTCGCTCTGTTAGTCGCACATTCACTGCCGCTCCTTTGGTCATGATGACCGAATCCTAGGGACTGGAGCAGTGTTGCGCCATCAGGGTTTCTCCCTAGTGCGTGTGCGCGTGTGTAGGCGCATGATTGCGGCATTGCAACGAAGGAGATAGAGATGAGCAAGCACACCGCTGGGCCGTGGTTCGCTGACAAGCTTGAGGACCGCGCAGCCTTCAACATCTTTCCGGCTGGCGCCACGCATGCACTGCTGACTGTCGCCGGCCCGGCTCACGACGGGGCTCACCCGTATGCACAAGCTGCCGAAGCAAATGCCCGCCTGATCGCCGCCGCCCCGGATCTGCTGGAGGCTCTCTTGCATGCTGTTGATTGGCTTAACGCTGCCGGCATAGCCGAAACGATGCCTGTGCAACAGCAAGCCAGAGCTGCTATCGCCAAGGCAACCGGGAGCGCCGCATGAGCCAAGCCGACTACGAGCTGCACAAAGAGCGCGAGTACGAAAAAACGCTAGACAACGGCGAGGACGATGACTACTTGCGCCTGACCTTTGGCGACTACACGGTGAGCGTGTTCTACACACTTTCCGGCTCCCTTGAGCCAGTCATTCAGTCGTTGTCAATTGACGAGCTTGGTGTCGGCTGTGTCGATGCTAGGTGTTTCAGCCGCTGGCAGCTTGAAGACTGGGAGTCAAGCATTCGCAAACACATCAAGGCCGAGCAAGAGCAGGCCGAACTTGAGGCGAGGTCGGAATGAGCCTAATCATTGTCAAGAACGACCCGCCGCCAATCCCGGTGCGCCGCTTTGACTGGCATGCATTCATTGACGGCACAGAAGAAGGAGGCATGGTTGGCTATGGTGAAACAGAGGCAGAGGCGCTGTTTGACTTGGCGGAACAGCTCGCTGAGTTCTACATGGAGAACATGAAATGAACTTCGCCGAAGCCATCGCCGAGCTTTTCGCAGGCCGCCGCATCCGCCGCAAGTCATGGGACAAGGGTTTCTACTGGTGCTTTGTTGACGGAGTTCTGCGAGAGTTCGGGGACGAACCGCACAACGTTTACGCGGTTACAGACGACGAAATCCACGCAACCGACTGGGAGCTGCAATGAACCCGAATCATGACTCGATGGACGACACCGGAGAATTTGGTGCCAAGATGAACACCCGCGAGGGCTATCACCGCGTTCCCAAGGGCTTGGACTACCAAGGCCGCTGGCCGCAAGCTGCTGAGTCCTGCACCGAACTCGGTGCGGATGACGACGAGCCCCATGTCTCCGGTGCGCTGGTGTGGCCTGTCCGCATCGTGCTGGCGGTGATTCTCGTCATGGCCTGCTGGCATCTGGCGGCGCTGCTGGTGAAGGTGACGGCATGAAAGACTCGCACTACCGCACCCCCCGCACTCTCTCCGAGTGCCATTTCGTCCCCGGCTACCGCAGCGCAGAGCGTGACGGGTTCACCAATGCCGGGCATTGGCTTGTCCGTGTCGCTTCTGTCTTTGGCCTGCTGGCGCTTGTGCCGCTGGTGATTCTTGGGGTTGTTTGATGTCGAACTCTCTGCAATTGATTCAATCTGACATTGAGTCAGTGCGCCCTCGCTTTGAGGTCTTGGCTGGTGATTCGCTTAGCTTTGAGCGTGAAGCGGGTTTCGCAGTCCAGATCCTGATGGCTAACGACTACGCCGCCAACATCGCGGCCAGTAATCGTCAGAGCGTAATCAACGCCGTTGTGAACGTCGCGGCTATCGGCGTCAGCCTGAATCCAGCAAGAAAGCAAGCCTATCTCGTACCCCGTGACGGGAAGATCTGCCTTGACATCAGCTACATGGGCCTGTTGGATCTGGCTATTCAGTCCGGCTCTTTGTTGTGGGGCCAAGCTGAGCTGGTGCATGAGCAAGACGGATTCAGTCTGAACGGATTTGACAAGCCGCCGACTCACAACCGAAACCCATTTGCCAAAGATCGCGGGCCGCTTGTTGGTGCCTATGTCGTCGTAAAAACGCGCGACGGCGACTATCTGACGACTTGCATGCAGATTGACGAAGTCTACGAAATCCGTGACCGATCCGCCGCATGGAAGGCATGGATCAACAAGCAGAAAAAATGCCCTTGGGTTACGGATGAGGGCGAGATGGTCAAAAAGACCGTCATAAAGCGTGCTTACAAGCTGTGGCCCAAGACAGAACGCTTTGAGCGTGTTGAGCGGGCTATTGAGATGCTCAACACTGAGAACGGGGAGGGCTTGGCGCAGGAAGAGCGCGGGCCTGGCGTCATCAAAGCAACCGATGGCGCTATGGCCTCCCTGTCAACAGAAGAGCAGAGCTACCTGCGCGAGTTCGCGCTTGAAGTTGAGGCGGTCTACAAGGCCGAAGAATCCGGCCCAGCTCTCGCCTATGACTTGATCGAGGCGCAAAATCTGGAAGCCATGCAGAAGGTCGCGCTTTGGTCTCTGCTGTCTTCTGACGTTCGATCCGGCCTTAAGAAAGAGGGCGCCGCAAGGCCAAAGTCCGCATAGTTTCCCGCCGCCACAGCCCGCGCCCACCTCCTTGGGCAACATGCGTTTGCTGTGGCACATGGCAGTTTTTCTTCACCACCACTGCAAAGGAGCAGACCGATGGACATGACAAACATGACCCCGCCGCAGAAGTTGCGCGCGCATATATTGGCATGGGCTCACGACCTTGCCGGCTTCACCATGCCTGCATTGACGGCGGAAACTCTGGATGCCGAGTGGCAAGACTTTGACGGCAACGATCCCGATGTGTTGTACGAGGCGCAGCTGGATGTTCGCGGCGGCCAAGTTGAGACGGGCCTGCCTTGCGAGTTTTCTCGCCACTACGAGTCCAAGGCAGTCGCCGCGCAGATGCACGACGGTTCGTGGATCGGCTGGACCTACTGGTACGGAGGCGGCAAGCACGGAGAGCCGGAGGCTGTTGATTGGATCGATTACGCCTATGCGCTAACCGTCACCGAAGAAGTCAAAACCATAACAGTTCAGAACTTCAAGAAGACCTGAGATCAACGGGGCGCGAACCGGTGGTGACTGCGTGTTCGATTCACGCGAAAGCTCGGTGCAAAACGCAGACTGCCTCTGCGAAGGATCTAGGGGGTTCGACTCCCCATTAGGCAGCCGCCCCACCAAAAATATCGCAGACCTAGGGTTTGCACTGATGCAAAGCACTCTCTAGGTCGGCATCATTACGTCAGCAACTAGGAGAACCAATGAGCACAGCAGAGATTGACCGCATTGCCGCGGCGTATGAGCGCGCATGCAGTCTCGGGACGATTCCAGAGGCAAAGCGCGTTGCAGCGGTAGCGCAGGCTTTGGGGGTTAGTGAGCAGGCTGTGCGTGATGCGCTGGCGCAGGAGCAGCGGGTATGAGAACCGACAACAAGGGGCAGCGGCCTGCGGAAGGGGGGTCGGGACGGCACGCTGCGCATCTTCAGTCTGTGACCTGCCCAGATCACCGTTGCCAATTCATGGGCGAGTGCTACGCGCCGGCAGATTGCAAGTCTGGAGCCCCCGCCACCCAGCCGGCAGAGCCGAGCGATGCGGAGCTGGATGCGTTAATGCCTAGCAGGCACTACATAGGACTGGGCCAGAACAACCCAGACGGCTGGACGCGTGAGCAAGTCCGCCAAGCCATGCGAGCCGCCCTCGCCAAGTTCGGAGGTAAGCAATGAGCACCAAGAAGTTTGACCGCAAGTACCGCCCGCACCCCGAGTACCGCTTCTGGCTGTACGACCCCGAGGGTGACGGCATGACGTTCTACCGCACCGCCGATGAGCGCGACGAGGCCGGCAAGAGTTGCATTGACGATTACTTGGACGATTGCTGGTGCGATCAGGTTGAGTACGTCTGCGCGGGCGAGGTCACGCACGCGGCCCATGTACTGAACAAGACCATGCGCCCGGCCGATGACGAGTTGGACGAGGAAGGCTGCGATGGCGAGGGCAACTACTGGGAGCCCGATATGGCATGGCGTGGCACCTACAAGCTGGAGCCCATCGCCGCCCTGGCCGCAAAGCAGGAGAGCAATAACGAATGACGCGCGATCCAGTAGGGCTAACGCTAGCGGCAGTACAGCTAGTCCACAAAAAGCCAAGGGACGCTAAAGAGCTATCTGGGCTCTTGGGAATATCGGTTGTCTACTCTCGCAAACTCCTGTCACGCATGGAAGAAGAGGGATTAGTTAACCGCAAGCAAGGTCACAACAAGGGGGAAGAAGGCTCTAAGCCGCATGTATTCACATGGGAACGAAACCAATGACGTTTGCCGACTGGCTCAAGATCCGCACAGAACCTGACGGCGATTGCCTAATTTGGCAGCAGGGCCTCAACTCTGGCGGTTATCCGCAGGGATGTTGGCAAGGAAAGCCGGTTCTAGTCGCTCGATTGGTTGTCGAGCACCGCGGAGGGCGCAAGATGCGCTCTAACGAATGTGCGGTTCCGGCCTGTGGCAATAAGCTGTGTGTCTCTGAGCTTTGTCTCAGACTAAGGTCTAGGAGCGCTGTGCTCAAGAAAGCCTACGCAACCGGCGCACGCTGCACCAGGCGAGAGCTACAGGCTCGCCAGAATCAGGCAGTCCGCCAAGGCTGGGCCAAGCTGGACTGGCAGAAGGTCGATGAGATCCGATCAAAGCATCCGGAAAAGAACATCACCGAGCTAGCCAAAGAGTACGGGGTGAGTCACAAAGCCGTTTCTGAGGTTGTGAGAAACCTGAGCTGGGTCAAGATCGAGACTCCCGCCTCGGTGTTCCAGTGGCGTCCGTAGGAGGACCGATGAGCAAGAAACGCCAAGAGCGAACATTCTTCCCGAACCCGCTAGCCCGCCTGATGCCGCTGCCGAAGAAGAAGCGCGATGCACTCGTTCTGAGGGCGTACACGGCGCTTGCGTCCCTGGAAAAAGGCAAGGAGTCGGATGTAGACGCTTGGCGCGACATCGCTGACGTTGTGAACGTCACCGAGACACTAGCAGTCCACATCAAAAAGCTAGACGCCGCTGCAACTGTCTACACCAGAGCGGCCAATGAGGCAATGAGGGTTTCTCAGGATCTCTACAAGGCCGGTCAAGGGCTTAAGCTGGACGAATACGGTGTTAACGCGGTTCGCGCAGTAATCTCGATCTATGAGCAATGCTTGGAGCTTATGACTGAGAAACAGGTCGAAGAAGCGTTTAAGCGCACCGTTGAAGAGGTCCGAAAGCACATCGCCGCTGGCGGGGAGGTTGTAGAGCTATGAATGACCGCGAACTGCTGGAGCTGGCGGCGAAGGCAATCCGACTTAACGTTCGCTGGTATGACGGTGAATGTCTTATCGTTGCTGACAAGTGCAACGGTTATGCCGGCAAATGGAACCCCCTCACCGACGACGGTGATGCGCTGCGGCTGGCGGTGAAGCTGCGGTTTGGCGTTGACCCTTGGGGGGCTGGGGCGTGTGCCGTTGTGTTTCGACCCAACGACATGGGGCAAATCCACGAGCCGCATTACGGCGACGATCCGGAGCGCGCCACCCGTCGCGCAATCGTCAGAGCAGCGGCAGAGATTGGAAAGGGGATGGAGTGACCATCGACCCGCAAAAAGCGGTTGACTTCATCCGAGACAGCGCATTGCCACTTGCTCAGGCAAAGGCAAACCGCGTTTATTGCGAGGAATACCGCAAGACGCTCAAAGCCAAGCTGATGAAGGGATGCGGCCTTGACGCAATCGGCGCGCAAGAGCGAGAAGCCTACGCACATCCCGACTACGCCGCGCACCTTGAGGCTTTGAGAGAAGCGGTCGCCGAGGAAGAGAAGCTACGGTGGCAAATGGTCGCCGCTCAGGCTAGGGTAGAGGTTTGGCGTTCGCAGGAAAGCTCGGCAAGGGCAGAAGGAAGGGCAGTGAGATGATTGTTCAAGGCCAGCGCTATTCGTATGAGGGCTACTCCGTCCTCGCCGTCGAATCAGCAGAACGAGGCCAGGTCGCAGTGCGCAGGATCAACCCGCTTGAGCCGTTGGGGCTTGAGAAGAGGATTTATGTGGCTGCGGAGAGGCTGGTGGCGGAGCCGATGAATTACTTCAGCGGGCAGACGAGCGAAGGCAAGCGTAAGGAATGAAGCCCAAGCGCTGCGCCTCCTGTAAAGAGCAATTCACCCCTATGCGCCCAATGCAAAAGGCATGCGGGTGGGAGTGCGCGCAGAAGTTGGCAGAAAAGTTGCGGGAGCGGCGCGATCTGACAGAAAGACGGGCCGACTTACAGAAAAGCAAGGCCAAGCTGGCCGACCTTAAGCCTTTGTCTCACTGGCTCTCGCTCACTCAGGATGTTGTGAACGCCTATGTGCGATTGAGGGATGCTCACTTGCCCTGTGTGTCGTGCGGGGCAACGAGCGCCGCAACATGGGATGCAGGGCACTTCTACAGCCGCGGGGCTAGGCCGAACCTTCGATTCGAGCCCCTCAACATAGCGAAGCAATGTCGAAAATGTAACCACTACACATCGGCAGACGTGCAGGACGCATTTCGCAGAGAGCTAAAGCGCCGCATAGGCGTTAAAGCGTTCAACATGCTGAAACGCGACCATGAGCCGCGCAAGTGGACCCGTGAGGCGCTGGAGGAACTGAGGGCGTACTACCGCCAGAAGATCCGCGAGATGGAGCGGGGTTAGGGTTTGTCCTAGTACACGACAGGTGGCTGTGTACCTACAGTACGTCCATCGCAACAAGGAGACAGAAATGAACAAATCAGAACTGCGAGAAATTTTGAAACTCGCGCAATACAAGTCGGCTGGGTGTGATCTGGGGATCATTGCTCGCGGCTTGTCCTCATTGATTCGCGCTTCAGTCACAAAACGAAGCCGTGATTCGCTGATGGAATATGCAAAACCATTTGGCGTTGAATCACACCCTGATTTCGTTGTGTGACATAAAATAACCACGCTGGCCGGGAGAACCTAGCCAGCAGCTAGCCTGCTCTTTGACCGCCCCCGCCCGGGTTATAGGCGGGGATCCTCACAGAAGCGGCGGCGGGAGCGAATGGGTTTGCCCCTTACGCATGCAGCCTAAGCGCCGCTAGCAGGCGCCCGCTTCTGTGAGGGTTACGGATCACCTTCGTTGTTAAAAGGCCAGAGCGTGTCTAAATCCGTCGGGTGCCCCGCCTGAAATAACGCTCAGGGGATCCTCAAGTTTGTCGGTTGGCAGTGAGAACGGGATGTTCTTGGATGCGGTCATTCCGCGCCAAGTCGGGATACCGTCGGTAGCGCATCGGCCGATGACAGCCGACAATCTTGAGGGTTCAAAGTGCCTCACCAGTGCGCAAGCACACTGAAACATGAGATTGCCCCCGCTTGCTGTGCGGCCAAGGGGCAACAGGTCAGGCTGGCACTCCCTGTCCCTCAACCTTCAAGTCTGGCTATTGGGATTGCGCGAATGGGGACGCGTGACTAAGCATCTGTGTTGCAGGAGAGCCCAGTAGTCAGACTTGAGGGGAATGCGCAGGCTGATGCGCAGAAAGGTTCTAGTCGCACCTTCTTGGAGAGAGTTGCCGCGAAGGCGGCCGCATCTAAGGTGCAAGCCGGAGATACAGCACCGGCCCCTCAACCAATGCGGGCAAACAAGCGCAAGGGGCGCGCAACGGCCTTCCAAGCCGCAGAACGCGGAGTTCGACTCTCCTTGCCCGCTCCAGTACAATTGGGCCAACCAGAAAGGCCCCGCATGCGCTACCTCTTTGCACTACTGGCCCTATTCGCACTCAGCGGCTGTGCTCAGCTCAGCAAGCTAGAAAACCGGGTGGCATGTACCCCGGATGGCAAGGAAATGCTCTATGCGAGCATGTACGGGCCGATAGGCATTGCATCGCGGGTTGATGCCAAGGATGCCAAGGCCCTGTGCGCTAAGCCAGCACAATGACAGAATGGCTCCTCACCGATAGCGGACACATCATCCCGCTAGAGGACTTGAGAGAGCACGAACGAACCAAGCAATGTTGGTGCCAACCAATCGAAGACGATGATGTAACGGTCCACAACTCGCTAGACAGGCGAGAGGACTACGAGACAGGCAGGATGGAGCTTCACTGATGGCAAATCCCAGCAAACTAGGCACGAAAGCTGCTAAGCCGCCTAATGCTGGCATGGGTCGCCCTAAAGGCATCCCCAACAAGGCCACCAAGGCGCTTAAGGACATGATCCTTGGCGCGCTTGACCAGGCGGGGGGCGAAAAGTACCTGCTGGAGTGTGCACAGGACCCGAAGCTAGCCGGCCCTTTCCTGAGCCTGATTGGCAAGGTCCTGCCTCAGACCATCCAAGGCCCAGGGGCTAATGGTGAGCATGTGTTCGCCAAGATCGTCCGGGAAGTGGTTGATCCCAAGGCGTGACTGAGCTTCGCCTACAGACGCCAAGGAAGTTCCTTCCGCTGCTCAAGCCCGCTCGCTACAAAGGCGCGCATGGTGGGCGAGGATCAGGTAAGTCTCACTTCTGGGGTGAGCTGTGGCTAGAAGAGTCCATAAGCGAGAAGCTGGACTTCGTTTGCCTGCGTGAGACCCTCAAGAGCCTTGAGTTCTCCGTCAAGAAGCTGCTTGAGTCCAAGATCCAGCAGTACAACGCCGGTGCTTACTTCGAGGTTCAGGATCGCCGGATCATTAGCCGTCATGGTGGCCTGACGATCTTTGAGGGCATGCAGAACCACACTGCGGACTCGATCAAGTCGCTAGAAGGCTTTGATCGGGCGTGGTTTGAGGAAGCTCAGGCGGCCAGCGACAAGAGTCTGACGCTACTGAGGCCCACGATCCGCAAGCCTGGCTCTCAGATGTGGTTTAGCTGGAACCCAGACCAAGCCAGCGACCCAGTAGACAAGCTGCTGAGGGGCGAGCATCCGCCGCCTGATTCGGTCGTGCTTGAGGTCAACTACATGGACAACCCGTTTCTTCCTGACGAACTCAGGGCGGAAATGGAGTATGACCGCGGCAGGGACCCGGACAAGTACGCGCATGTGTGGCTCGGTAAGTACCGCAGCAACGCTGAGGCTCGCGTATTCCGCAACTGGCGCATCGAGGAATTCGAGACAGGCCCGGCTTGGATCCTGCGTCAGGGCGCTGACTGGGGATTCAGCATTGATCCCTCGGTCCTGGTCCAATGCGCTATCGTCGGTCGGACCCTTTACGTCATCCATGAGGCGTATCGCGTCGGGTGCGAGGTTGACTTTCTGCCGGAGCTGTTCCGCTCTGTCCCCGATGCTGAAAGATGGCCGACGACCGCAGACAGCGCCAGGCCGGAGACGATTAGCTACATGCAGCGCCACGGCTTCCCCAAGATGCTTGCGGCCATCAAAGGGGCCAGAAGCCTAGAAGAGGGAATTGAGTTCCTCCGCTCCTTCGATATCGTCGTTCACCCCCGCTGCACTCATACGATTGACGAGCTTCAGTCCTACAGCTACGAAACCGACCCGCTAACCGGAATGGTTCTGCCGAAGTTAAAGGACAAAGACAACCACGTAATCGACTCGCTGCGGTATGCCTGTGAGGGCGCGCGGCGTGCTGCACCGCAGAGACAGGCCTACGACTTCAATAAGTCTGCCGCGACGGGCCTTAGCCTGTGACAATCGCGCTTGCCGCATCAATAGTCGCAAGCTAGACTCGCAAAACATGGAACTCTCCGAACTCCACGCGCTTTACAGCGAGGCACTGGACGCCACGACAGAGCAGCGCCGTCAGATTGACGATGATCTGTCGTTCACGGACGTTTCAGAGCCTGAGCAATGGGACGAGAACCTAAAGCAGAAGCGGCTTAATGATCCTGGCGGCGCTCGGCCCTGTCTGGTGTTTGACCAGTGCGGGCAGTACATCCAGAACGTCACCGGGCAAGTCGAACAGCGCCCGCCTGCTATGCACGCGGTCCCCGTCGAAAAGGGTGACAAGCGGGTAGCGCAGCAGTATGACGGGATCTTCCGTCACATCGAGGCAGCTAGCCGGGCGCAGCAGCATTACGCGCGGGCGATGCAGTCTGCCGCCCGGGCTGGTGTCGGGTATCTCATGATTGAGCCTGACTACACCAATCGAGCGCTCAACTACCAAGAGCCGCGGATTGGCAGCGAAGGGGACCCTCTCCGAGTCGTGTTCGATCCGTGGTCGGTGGAGCTAGACGGCTGTGATGCGAACTTCGCATTCCACGTCACCCCACTAAGCCAGCGAGAGTTCCGCCGCCGCTACGGGGAGAAGAAGGCCGCTTCCTCATGGCAAGAGCCTGACCGGATCATCCGCGACGAGCGCGAGTCGATCCTGATTGCGCGCTACTGGCGAGTAGACGAGGCATCGCAGAACATGATTGTTTGCACGATGCCCAGCGGGGAACAGGTAGCTCTCGCAGAGGATGACTACTGGCGCGAGTCGCAGAATCTTGGCGTGAATCTGCCGGTTAACGGCACGTTCCGCGACAAGGTGCGCAAGGTCTACACGGGTCTTGTCTCTGGTGCGGATTACCTTGAGGCAGAGCGCGAGTTCCCCTGTAGCTACATCGGGGTTGTGCCGGTTTATGGCTATGTCAGCTTCAGTGAAGGCCGCATGCGCTATTGCGGTATCGGTCGCCGGGCTATGGAGCCGCAGCGCGCCTATAACTTCCACATGAGCGAGATTCGCGCGCTTCAAGCTGCCGCGCCTCGCTCGCCTTGGATGACGCCGGTTAGGGCGATTCAGGGTCTGGAAGCCATTTGGGATAAGGCTAACGCAGAAACGCGGGCGTATCTTCCTTACAACGATGTTGACGAGAACGGGCAGCCAATCGCGATGCCGGCTCGCTCTCAGGTCTCGATCAACCTCGCCAATCACATGACGGGGGCCGAGCAAGCGCTTAGGGATATCCAAGCGTCTATCGGCATGTACCAAGCGAACCTTGGCGCACCGAGCAATGAGACCTCGGGAATTGCCATCAGCGAGCGCAAGGCGCAGGGCGAGGCCAGTACGGCCAACTTCCCGGCTAATCTGGCTGCCGCAATTGGTCAGATCGGCAAGATCATCATTGACATGACCCCGCGCCTGATGGATACGCGTCGCCAGATTCGGATTCTTGGCATCGACTCCACGCCCGGTGAGGTCATCATTGATCCCGAGCAGGCAGAGGCAGTCCAAGAGACCCCGCAGGGCCTGAGCATCAATCCGAACGTTGGGAAATACGATGTTCGCGTGACTGTTGGGGCATCTTTCGCCACCCAGCGCAGCCAAGCGTCGCAGCAGTTCACGGAAATCATGCGAGCCGCGCCGCAGATGATGCCTGCTATTGCTCCTTTGTGGGCGCAGACGCTGGACATCCCGCACGCAGACAAGCTGGCTCAGGTTCTCACGGCTATCGCGCCTCCCGAGGTTCGTGCTGTTCTCCAGCCGGAGAGCAAGGACAAGCCTAGTGCTGACCAGCTCATTATGCAAGTTGAGCAGCTGCAAGCGGCCTTGAAAGAGGCCATTACTGTTGCGGAAGAGGCAGAGCGAGAAGCGGCTGAGGCCAACGCCAAACTTCAGGAGGCGGACGACTCCAATGCAATCAAGGCATATGAAGCCGAGACCAAGCGGCTGCAGGCTCTTGGTTCCGCCGTAACGCCGGAACAGGTGCAAGCCATCGTTGTCCAGACTGTGGGCCAAATGATGACCAACCCTGACCCGATGCCGGAAGAAGAGATCGAAGAGCCGATTCCGAACGAGTTTGAAGGGCAGGAATTCCCCGCTGAATTCATGCCAACAAACTAGACCCTTGAAAACCAGCAACTGACGGGAAGACATCATGGCAAACGCCTACAACTCCACCATTCGCAACGCTCGCATGCAGGCCGTCATTGACGAGGCCGGCACGGGTGCTCTGATCAAGCTCTACAACGGCACTCGACCCGCTAACGGCGGCGCGATCAGCTCGCAGACGCTCATCGCGGAACTCAGCAATGCTGGCTCGCTAGGTAGCGTCAGCGGTGGCGTTCTGACGATGGACACCATCACGGGCGATGCTTCGGCAAACGCCAGCGGGACGCCTACGTGGTGCCGCATTCTCAAGAGCGACGGCACTACTTTCGTTGCTGACTTCGATACGGCCGGCCTGCCCGCCGCTACTTCGGGTCAGCCTTACGATCTGACGAGTTTCACCGTCACCGAAGGCAATGCCTGATAGGGGCCAGTCATGGCCTTTGCACAGGTCGCCAGCACTTCGCAGGCGTCAGCTTCAGGATCTAGCGTATCGGTAACACTGCCAACCGGCACTGCTACCGGCGACCTGCTGGTCGTCATCTTTTCGATTGACGGCACCCCTACCGTCACGCACACGGGCACAGGGTGGACGCAAGATGGGCAGGCCAACGTGCAGGCCGGCGCTTACGTTTTCTGGAAAGTCGCGGACGGCACTGATTCGCTGACGATTAACTACAGCGTCACCGAGGTGGGCGGTTGGGTAGCCTATCGGATCACCGACCACGGTGGCGAGTTGGAGTTAGCGCGGGCAGCTAATGCGACCGTCGATTCCGCCCCAAACCCTCCCAGCCTTACGCCGAGCTGGGGCGCAGCAGATACGCTGTGGATTGCTGGATTCGGTAGCGATGACGGCACGAAAACCCTATCGACCTACCCGGCGAACTACACGTCCAATCAACTGACTGTCAGCAGCGGCACGTCAGCGTCAACAGTCACTGCCGCAGCAACCAGAGAGCTGAACGCGGCGACAGAGAACCCGGACGCCTTTTCGCTTAGTGGCTCCGATTACTGGGTCGCATTCACTATCGCGGTGAAGCCTGCTGGCAGTAGCCCTAGCGGCTCTGTCAATGTCACTGATGCCGCTGATGTTGTCGCGGTTGTCGGATCTGCGCCGGCTATTGGCTCTGTGGCGGTCACGGATGCGGCCGATGCTGTCTCGGTTGCCGGTCAGGCGCCGGCCATCGGAAGCGTTGCCGTTGCGGATGCTGCGGATGTCGTTGCTGTTGTCGGTTCCGCAGGTAGCGCTGGCGTCCGCTTGCAGTTCGGAGTCCGGCAGGAGCGCGGCGGCGAGTTTGAAAGTCAAACCATCGAGTACTGGGTCTTTTCTGCCGACCGACTAAGCATCGTTGACCGCGGTTTCACGACAACCGAGGCCGTTACCGGGGTCGCAACAGTTGATGTGACGGACGGCGGATTCTCGGTAGGTGACAACGTGCTGGTGAGCATTCTGCAAGAGAGTGCAGAGCCTTCCGTACTTGACCGGACCATTCGCTCGGGCATGTTCTACGTTCCGGCAATCGCCATCCCCTGAGCATGGTCTACACCATCGGAGTCTCTCAGGCGCCGCACGCCTCGCGCGCAAACGGAGGCGAGACGGCGACGGCGCGCGAGTATTTCGTCCGCCCGTCTCAGCGCACGCCGAACGGGCCGCGAATCGCGTCTGCCGTCGCCGGCATGGCGCCTGGCGAGTTCCGCTCGATCTACCTGGACATGAGCGGTCGGATCAGGCAGGTCGTGCCGCCAGATCGTGCTACCGGCGCGTTCAATACGCTTGACTGGAACCCACACGCCTATTGGGACGCTGACACAGCGCAGCTAGTCTGGGGCGGGAAGCGGATCATGAACAAGCTAGCCGCGTACAGCGATGTCGTCGGCGACTTCCGCGAGCTTCCAATGCCGGCCGCGCTTGGCCGGGCCACCGGCACGGGCCATTGGTACGGGAACACGACAGACGGCGGCGAGCCGGGGAAGGTTTTCTTCGCGCGGCATAGGTACGACCTGCGCGACGAATCGAGTGTCCCAACGGGCAACCCGCCGAGCAGCACTGGCCCGGCGTCTTTGACTTGGGTCGGCGACAAGCTGGGGCAGGTTTCCGCGCTTCGCTACCAAGCATGGAACCCGGCCACGAGCACGTGGGATACGAACGTTTCAGGTCTTGCCCAAGGTGACCACGTTCTAGCGGCGTACCACGCCGCGCACGACCGGATTCTTGCTGTTGGCGGATCGTCGGTAGGCGGCAAGGCGACTCTGGTTCAGCGAGACGGAACAGCGGTCGTCGTGACATCCTGCCCGGGTGACGTTCACATGAGCCCGGCCGGCTGGGTAATCGCGCACCCAAGCGGATGCTGGCTGGTTCGCTCGGGGACAACGGAGCGACTTTACGCGGGCTGGCCGAATGAGGCACTCGATGATCTGTCTTGGGAAGACCTAGGCGCTACGCCTGATGCCGCCCTAACCTTTCCGACTGCTGCATGGGATTCCGACAGGGAACTAATCTACATCGTTGCCGTTGAGGGGTTTTACGCTTACAGGCCGCCAGAGCTGACGAATCCCCTTGGCGTTATCGCTGTGACGGACGCCTCGGATGTTGTGTCCGTGGTCGGTGTTGCCGGGTCTTCTGGCTCCGTCAGTGTCACAGACGCGGCGGATGTCGTTTCCGTTGTCGGCCTTGTTCCACCTGTCGGCTCCATCGCTGTTGTCGATGCCGGGGATATTGTTTCCGTGGTCGGATCTGTTCCGATTGTTGGCGCTGTCTCGGTGACAGACGGACCCGATGTTGTTGCTATTGCCGGGGTAGGTCCCGCCCCAACAGCAGCGAGAGGGCGCAAAACGATAGTAGCAAGAGACGATTACGTCTCAGTAGTCGATAGAATCGACACATCAACACGATCCGTCTGATCGGCCATTACATGAGGTCAGCACATGCGACCATTTGAAGCCTCACCCGGCGATGTCTTCCCGGTCATTACCGACTGGAGCACTTGGCTGAATGGCGCATCTATCGCTTCTGCATCGTTTGCGGTTGAAGGCGATCTGACGAAAGGCGCAGAGAGCACCAGCGGAAGCGAAACAACCGTTTCTGTCACGCTCTCGTCCAATTCAATCCGAGGCAAGATTTCGTGCGTCAAAACGACCGTAACGACTGACGAGGCCCCGCCACGAATCAAGACCCATTGCCGCGAGGTAAAGACAAAAGCCTGTTGATTCCCCTAGGCCCTCGGGCCTTTTTCTCCACCATAGCCATAGGTTTTAACAATGGAAAACGCGAACGCATTGCCAAACGCCGATCAGGCAGTGGCGAGCGATCAGCCAAGCCAAGCTGAGCAGCTCGACCAAACCACCAAGGAAGAGGGCCAGCTAGAACAAGGCCAGGAAACGGCAGACGCCAAGGAAGATCAGCCAAAGCCAGAGAAAACCCCGGAACAGCGCGAGATTGAACGCCTGCGCCGTCGAATTGACCGCAAAACCGAGCAACTCGGCCGGCTGAGGGAGCAGATTTCTACGCAGCCCTTGCAAAACGGCCGCCAACAGTCGCACAATCAAGACATTGAATCGGATAGCGAACAGCTATCGCTTACCCGCGAGCAACTGGCGGAACTGGTGCGCAAGGAAGCAGAAAGCCTTGCCCCGACTCTCCAGCAGCAGCGAGCGCAGCAAGAGCAGTTCAAGACCGCAGTTAAAAGCCTTGCTGATCACTACGGGGACCGATTCGACGCAGTTACTGAAGAACTCGATGATCTCGTTGGAGGTCTCGCAGACGCCAGCAACAGGCCCACGCCTGTTACCCGCGCGATTCTGGAGGCCGAGAACAGGGCAGAGGTCATTGATTACCTGATTGCCAACCCCTCAGAGGCTAGCGATCTTGCAGAGATGAGCGAAGGCCAAGCCTTTCGCTACATCACCAAGATTGAAGCCAAGTTGCAGGCGGCCAAGGATCAGGACAAGCCCAAGCCGTCCAAGGCTCCCGCGCCGATTGAAGGCGCGCGAGGCATTGGCAAAGTCACTTCCGCCCCGGACCCCTCAAATATCAAAGCCTGGATTCAACACCAGAACCGGCTTGAGGCACAGGGCAAGCTTTAAACATCGAGAGGATTCATCATGGCAAACAGCCTTCAGACTTCTACCCTCATCACCAATGAGGTCCTGCGCATCGCGCACAACGCGTCCGCCTTCCTGGGCAACATGAATCGGGACTATGACCCGATGTGGAAAGGCAAGTTCGCGCCGGGCAACACGATCTACGCGCGTCGTCCGGTCCAGTTCACCATCCGCAGCGGTGCGACGGCGAACGTTCAGGATGTGACCGAATCGACCGTGCCTGTCGTGGTCCAGCCGGAGCTCGGTATCGACTTCGCTGTCAGCGACTTCGAACTGACCACGGCCATTCGCAACGATGGGAGCATTGACCGTGCTTTCCGTGAGCGTTACCTCAAGCCCGCGGGTCTGCGCATTGCCGCCGAGGTTGACTACCAAGTCGGCCTGGCGATCAAAAACGATGTGGCTCATCTGGTGGGCACCCCGGGCACCGGCCCGAGCACCTATCAGCACATCGCTGACGCTCAGATCCCGATGGACAACGAGGCCTGCCCGCGTGATGGCATGCGCTATGCCGCGTTCTCGCCGACTGCCAACGCCGCTTTGGTCGGTGGTTTCTCTGGTCTGTTCAACAGCTCCAAGGAAATCAGCGACAACTACAAGAAGGGCGTTCTTCAGGATGCACTGGGTCTCAACATCATGATGAGCCAGAACATCCCGACGCACACGGTCGGCGGTTTGGGTGGCACTCCGCTGGTCAATGGCGCGAACCAAGGCATTACCAACTCGGGCGCAACTGACAACCCCTATGCGGCGACGACCTCGCTGATCACGGATGGCTGGACCGCGGCCGCTGCAAACCGCCTGCGCAAGGGTGATGTTTTCACCATCGCTGGCGTGTTCGCTGTCAACCCGGAGACCAAGCAATCCACGGGCGTCCTGCGCCAGTTCGTGGTGACTGCTGACGTTTCTTCGGATGGTTCGGGTAACGCCACGGTGGTTATCGCTCCGGCGATCATCGCGGGCGGCGCGTTCCAGAACGTCACCGCCCGCCCGGCTGACAACGCCGCGATCACCGTGCAAACCGGCTCGGCCTCGACCGCCTACCAGCAAAACCTGGTTTGGCACCGTGACGCCGTGACGTTCGTTTCTCCCGAAATGGAGCTGCCGAATAACATGGACATGGCCTCGCAGGCTTCGCTGGCTGATGAGGGCGGCATTTCGCTGCGCTTCGTCCGCGGCTTTGACATCCTCAACAACCGCCGAATCAGCCGATTCGACGTGCTGTGGGGTGTGGCTGTGACCAAGCGTGAGTGGTGCGTGCGCCGCACTTCGTAAGTGTGACGAGGGGGCTTCGGCCCCCTCTTTCCAATCAACGGAGCGTGCATGTACCCCAAGAATCTATCCCTGACTCCCCCTGCCATTGGCTTTGCCGTGGCAAGCGACCAGGCCGAGGAAAAGGCCCTGTTGGCTCTCGGTTACGTCGATCCGAATGTCCCCAATGACGCCCCTGATCTTGTGGGCGACGTTGACGAGCTTGAGCCCCTGCGTCTTGAGCTTCAAGCGCTCGGCGTGAAGGTGGACAAGCGCTGGAAAGAAGATCGGCTTCGCGCTGAAATCGAGAAGGCCAAGCAATGACAACCGCGCGCCAGATCATCGGAGACGCACTGACGTTTCACCTGAACCGTCTTAGTCCTGGTGAAACACTTCCGGCAGACACCGCTGATCTGTGCCTTGGCGCGCTCAATTCCGTCATCGATGACTGGAACATGGATGGCGTAACGTTCGCCTCGTTCTCTGACATTGATGATGACCAAGACCTGCATAATGGTGGTCGGTATCTGCTTTCAATCCTGACGGCAGAACGATCCGCTCCAACACTGGTTGGCGGTGTGCCGCCTGACGTTGCATTGAAAGCAGCGGGCGCAAAGCGTCGATACCGCGCGATCAACTCGAATCCCGCCATCGTCCATACGCACACCGATGTATCGGGCAACATTCTGGACGGCTTCTGATGGCCGGGCAGCGTACTCTCAAATGCCTAGGGCCTAGCTACCATCTTGCGGAGCGCAAGGCGGCGGTACAGCGGGCGGTCAACTGGTATCTGATGCGGATTGAGGGGGCGGGTGAAGATTCCCCGTTAGCCCTTGAGAGCGCCCCCGGCCTTGATCTTCTCTACACCTTTGCCGGTGAAGTCCAAGGCATTCACGAAGCTGACGGCAGGCTTTTCGTCGCCGCCAATTCCGTGCTCTACGAGTACGTCGCCGGATCGTTCGTCAGCCGCGGGTCAATCGCCAGTGGCCGAGTTGACATGACGCACGGGACCAATCAGCTTTTGATTGTCAATGGACCGTTCGGGTGGGCGCTGAATCTCAGCACGAACGCTCTGCAACAAATCACTTCTTCAGGCTGGTTGGGCTCTTATCTGGTTGACGAGCTAGATGGCTATTTCATCTTCGCCCGGCTTGACTCGGACCAGTTCTATGTGTCGCAGATTGACGATGGAACCGTGTTCGATGCGCTGGACTTCTCTAGCGCTGACGCTCAGCCTGATTTGATCATTGCTCAGATTGTCAAGAAGCGCGAGCTTTACCTGTTTGGCTCGCGGTCTTGCGAGGTCTGGATTAACTCAGGCAGTCCCGACTTTCCCTTTGCTCGGTATCAGGGAACCCCTATCGATGTGGGGGTTGTTGGTCGCTATGCCGTGACCCGCGCAGCAGATACGCTGATCTTTGTCGGGCAAACCGAACGAGGCGGCGGGATCGTCTATGAAATGCAGGGCTATCAACCCGTCCGCATTTCGACGCAAGCCGTAGAGGAAGCGCTAGCGGAGTCTTCCGATCTGTCAGAGGCTAGCTGCTGGGTCTATCAGGATGCCGGTGGGGAGTTTGTCGCCATCAACGCACCTGGCCTTGAATCGACGTGGGTTTGGGACGCGGCGACGAGGGAATGGCACGAACGCGCGGAACTCGTTGAAGGTGCTTACGAACCCCTGCGCGTCACTGGCGTTGCCTATCATCGCGGTGAGCATTACGCCATCGGTGGAGACAAAATCTACCGCATGTCGCGCGAGTATGACTCCTACGCGGGCGATCCGATGGCCCGCGAGCGCACCTGGCCTCATCTTCGCTCTCCGGATCTTGAGCCGATCAGCTACCGAGGTCTTGAGCTTGTTTGTAGCACTGGTCAAAAGCCAACAGCGGCAAACATCACCCTCGAAATATCTAACGATGGCGGGGCGGTTTACGGTCCTCCGTTGCTGAGGTCTCTGGGTGTTTTGGGCCAGCGCATGCAGCGCGTCCGATGGCTTGGACTTGGCACCGCAATTGATCGCGTTTATAGACTGAGATGCACCGATGCAGTTAGACTAACGATCACTGCCGCAACGGTTGACGCATGACGCTATTGACCATCCCGAGAGTAGGCATCCCGCTGGTGTCGGGTACAACTGTCTCTCCCGAGTGGTATCGCTACTTTCACGATCTAGGGATTCGTGCTGGTGGTGTTGATGGGGCGGGGACAGACGATCTTTCGGCTTCGGCGTTTGAAGATGCGGGCATCCCCGAACAGCAGGCGCAGATTTACACCCTGTCTGATGCTGTTGGGCAAGCCCCCGTTTATCAGGAGCCTCTGCTTGCTGAGAAAGTTGATCCTGATGCACGAATTGAAGCGCTTGAAGCCCAGGTGGCGGAACTAACCAAGGCCCTTGAAGGTCTGATGCAAGAGGTCAAGGAATGACAGTCACCGCAAAACCGCTGATCACCAGCAAACAAGCCGCCAACGCGGAAACGACCGAGTACACGGCACCGGCTGGGACTCGAACCATCATCGACAAGTTCACCGGTCACAATGCTACAGGTGGAGCGGTGATTCTGACGGTGAAGCTGGTACCTCAAGGCGGGACCGCTGGCACGGAGCATATCGTCGCCGTCAAGTCCATCGCGGCTGGTGATACGTACACCTTTCCCGAGGTTGTCGGCCACGTTTTGGAGACTGGTGGATTTATCAGCGTGATTGCTGGCGCTGCTACGTCGATCAACATTCGCGCCAGTGGCCGAGAGGTGAACTGATGATCCGCAAGGCAACCGCCCAAGATATCCCCGCATGTGTGGAGATGGGGCGCTTGTTCCATGCTGAATCTGGGGTGGCTGACCTTGTGCCATTCGACGCGGATAGCGTGCGCGGCGTCATGGAAAAGCTGGTTGATGGCGGTGACGGTGTTTTGCTCGTCGCTGAATTAGAAGGTCAGCTCATTGGGATGACTTCCGGCATTGCGTATCCGCACTACTTCAATCAGGCGAAGAAGGCGGCGCAAGAGTTGTTCTGGTGGGTTCTCCCGGAGAAACGCGGCGGGACTGCTGGTGTCAGGCTTTTGACTGCTTTGGAGCATTGGGCCAAGGATGTTGGCGCCTCGACGTTGACCATGATCTGCCTGCCGATTGACAGCCCGGCAGAGTCGATCTATGCGCGAACGGGCTATAGGCCAATCGAGCGCTCGTTTATGAAGGGGTTGTGATATGGCAATCGGAACCGGAACCGCAATGCTGGTCGGCGCTGGCCTTGGTTTGGCCGGTTCGTCGATGCAGAGCCGTGCCGCAGGAAAGGCCGCGGATGCATCTCTCGCTGGAACAGAGGCGGGCATTGCAGAGCAGCGCAGGCAGTATGACCTGACCCGTCAGGACTTTGCGCCTTATCGAGACGTTGGAACGAACGCTCTGCGGCGTTTGTCTGGAGAGATTGAGCGTCCTGTAACCGCTCAGGATGTCATGATGGACCCGGGCTATCAGTTCGGCTTGAGCGAGGGCCAAAAGGCTCTTGATCGCCGAATTGCTGCGATGGGCGGGCGCGTGTCTGGGGCTGCTATCAAGGCAGCGGGTCGGTTTGGCACGGACTACGCAAGTACCGGATTCAACGCGGCATATCAACGCCGACAGGACACGCTGAATCGCTTAGCTGCGATGGCCGGTATTGGTCAGTCTGCTACCGGGTCTAGTGCTGCGGCTGGCGCTCAATCTGCCGGCAACATTTCCAACCTGCTGCAAAGCGGCGCGAATACCTCGGCGGCGGCTAGGATGGCTCAAGGCAATATCTGGGGCAACTTTGCCAACCAGCTCGGCGGAATGGCGTGGGACAAATGGGGCTCTGGGGGTGAGTGATGGCAATTGAACTCTTTGCCCAATACCTGCGCCCGGCCCGCGGTGTTGCCGAGTACGCTGGAGATTTCCAGCAGTTGCGCGCTGGCCGGGAGAATCTGACCGCGCAGCGTCAGCAAAACCAGCTAAATGCCATGGCGCTGCAGGAGCGCACGCGCGCTTCTGGTGATGCCGCGGAAGACCGAAACACCTTGCAGCGCATCGCGTCATCGTGGACCCCTGAAACCACGGTGCAGGAGCGTATTGGACAGCTTCGTCTAAGCGGTAGGCCAAACCTAATGGCTCAGGCGGATGCTCTAGAGAAGACTTCACTTGACGCTGACAAGACCCGAGCCGAGACCAAAGCAAAAGAAGCTGAGACGCTTACAAAGAATTTGAATGTTCTCAAGTTCTATGCTGGCGGCGTCATGGCGAACCCGACGCGTGAAAACGCTGTTATGGCGTTGGATGCTTATGAGCAGTTGACCGGGCGAGACGCAAGTGCCGAGCGCCAGGCGATCATGGCATTTACCACGCCCGATCAAATCAAGCAGTGGGCGGCTTCCCGCGCGCTTGAGGCCGACAAGCTCATGCCAACCATTCAGCAGCGAGACACGGGCCAAGTGTCGGAGGTTCTGGCTGTTGACCCTGTTAGCGGTGCAGTGCGTGTAACCAATCAAGCGCGGAACACCGTTAGCCCCAATGCTCAGCTTCAGGCAAATGTCGGCATGGCTCAGGCCGGGGCACAGCGCGAAGTCGCGCAGGCAACCCGCGATGCCGCGTCCATCCGCGCTCGGGCAGAGGACGAGACTGGAATTCGCAAGGAGTTCAACTCACTTCCCGAGGTCACCAAGTACAAGGCAGCCATTCCGGCTCACAGGGCTGTTGTTGAAGCCGCAAAGAGCAACAACGCTCAGGCTGACATTAACCTGATTTATGGCCTTGCGAAGTTGTACGACCCTGAAAGCGTTGTTCGCGAGGGTGAATACGCGACGATCGCCAACAGCCAGAGCATCCCGGAATGGCTTAAGGGATGGGCGCAGCGAATCGCAGGCGGCGGAAAACTGACGACCGAGACCAAGAAACAGATCGTCCAGCAGGCCAATCAACGCTTGGATACGTTCAAGGCGGCCTATGACACGGCGGATCAGGGCTATCGAGGCGTTGTCACTCGACGCGGCTTGAAGCCTGAGAACGTGCTGATTCCGGTCGGCGGTGTCGCCGGGCAGTCTCAAGTCATTGACTTCGGAGACCTGAAGTAATGGACGTTCGCCTCCCTGACGGAACGATCATCCGCAACGTGCCGGAGGGGACGACGCGGGCGCAACTCGTTCAAAAGTTGCAGTCCAACGGGATGGCGGTTCCTGCTGAGTGGGTTCCGCAAGAGCAAGAGCAACCCGCTGTTGTCAAAGCCGGACAAGGCATCCGCGAGATTCCGCGGCAAATCGGGCTCACTGCTCGCGCTGCTGGGCGTGGTCTTGCCTCAATCGCTGGCATCGTCACGGACCCGCTTGCGGCGATCTACAACACTGCCGCTGATGCTGTGGCCCCTGGCCGGGGTCCGCGCATGCAGCCTCTTGCTACTGCTGCCGAATCAGCCATGACCGCGGCGGGTCTTCCTGAGCCCAGGAATGCAACGGAGCGAGTCGTTCAAGACGCCGCTTCGATGGTTGCTGGTGCTGGCGGTATGGCTGGAGCTGCTGGTCGCATGGCAACGGCTGCACCGCAAGCGGCCCGCTCCGCACTCCAGTCCCTAGCTGCAAGGCCAGGATCGCAAATGGCTGGTGCTGCGGCTGCTGGTCTGTCCGGTGGCTCTGTTCGTGAAGCCGGTGGGGGTCCTGTTGAGCAATTCGTCGCCTCATTGGCTGGCGGCGTTGCTGGTGGACTTGGCGCCTCGAAAGCCGCGGACGCAGGTAACACATTGCAGCGCATGGCGCGTCGTGCGCTTACGCCTGAGCCGGTCTTGATGCGTCAAGCTGACTTGCAAATTCAACTGGCCTTGAACCGATCCGGGATCAACTGGAACGAGGTCCCAGAGCGCATCCGTCAAAACATCCGGTCGGAAGTCTCCCAAGCCCTCAACACGGGTGAAGGGTTGAACACGGATGCGCTGCGTCGGATGCTTGCATTCCAGCGCACCGGGACGACTCCGACTGTTGGGATGCTGACCCAAGATCCGGGCCAGATCACGCGGGAAATGAACCTAGCGAAGACCGCGGCCAACAGCCGTGATGTGAGCTTGCAGAGTCTGCCCGGCCTTCAGAATCAGAACACTGCACGACTGCTGTCGAACCTTGACGAAATGGGCGCAGCGAAAGCCCCCGAGGCAATCGACGTTAGCCGTCGGACCATCTCTGAGCTTGACCAGTTTGCGGCCGGCATGAGGGACCGCTTGAAGGGTCTTTATGACGCCGCGCGAGACAGCCAAGGACGAAGCCTGCCGCTGAATCAGGGGGTCTTCAATCAGCGCGTTAATCAACTGCTTGACGAGGCGAACGTCGGCAGCTTCCTGCCTGCTGACATCCGCAACAAGATCAACTCTATTGCGGGAGCAAAGGGTGGATACCCGCTGACTGTTGATAGCTCAGAGCAACTCAAAACCAGCATTGCCAAGCTGTCCAGGAACTCCAGCGATGGAAACGTGCGAGAGGCTCTGCGTGTTGTCCGCCAGGCTCTAGATGAGACCCCTTTGGCTGAGGCTGCGCCCCGTGGCGCAAGGGGTCAGAATCTTCCCGCGACTCAAGGGGCTTTCGCGGGCGAAGACGCCATGGCAGCTTTTTCTAAAGCTCGCAGCGAGTACGCACGATGGATGGCGCGCGTTGAAAAGACGCCTGCACTCAAGGCGGTGATTGAAGGCGTGGAGCCTGATCAATTCCTTGAGCGCTTTGTCACCAGCAAGCAAGCCCCTGTCGCCTCTGTAAAACAAATGGCCTCCGTCATTAGCCCGGAGGGCCGGGGGGCGATTCGCCTTTCTCTGGTTCGACAGCTTAAAGACGCTGCGACCAACAATACCGACGACATCGTTAAGTTCTCTGGCGACTCTTACCGCCGAGCTATTCGGAACATTGGCGAAGACAAACTGCGCGTCTTTTTCAACAAAGACGAGATGCAGATGCTTAAGGACATCGGGGACGCCGCAAAATACATGCAGGCTCAACCCGCTGGATCCGCGGTGAACAACTCCAACTCAGGCGCCCTCATCCTTGGTAGGGGATTCGATATTCTTGAGCGCTTGGCATCGAGGACGCCTATCGTTGGTGAGTCGATTCAGGGAACTATTCAGGGTCTACAGCAGCGCGCAGTCATGCAGCCTAGTAATGCGCTTGCCAGGGTTGCCGGAGAATCTGTCCGCGCCCCTCGTATCAATCCGCTAGTCGCCGCTGTCTCCGCCAGTCCCGCCCAGAGCCGCCAAGACGAGCGCCGCAACTAGCCAGCCGAGAAACACAGGATCAAACATGGCAAGCCAACCCTCTTGGTTCAATTTCCAAGCCCTTACCAGCCTCGGCGAGCTTGCTGCTGGGTATCGACTTTACACCTACGCGCCAGGCACGACGACGCATAAGGCGGCTTACACGGATGAGGCGGGAACAATCCCGCAAACCTATGTGTCAGACGGAATCGGCGGCCTTTACATTGCCCTTGACGGCCGCGGCGAGCTACCTTCCCCGCTTTGGCTCGCGTCGGGTGGTTATGACATCGCGCTAAAGTCAGTCTCTGGCGCCACTGTTTGGACTCGTCGGGCCTCTGGTTCGTCAGATGCAGCGAGCGGCCTTGACGAGGCGCTACGCGATGACTTGGCAAGCACCGCAAGCGGCAAGGGTGCCGAGCTTGTCGGTTTCAAGCAGTCGGGATCTGGGGCCACGGAAAGAACCGTCGGATCCAAGGAACAAGAGACAATTAGCGTTAGAGATTTTGGGGCGGTTTTAGACGGCGTTGCGGACGATGCCGCAGCGATTCAGTTGGCATTCAATGCGGCCAACGGATCAGGCAAGCGGGTTGTTTTTGATGGTGCGTCGTGCAAGATCGCCAGCAGCCTCTCGCAAAACAATCACGCTCATTACGATGTTGACTGGCAAGGCTGCCAGGTATCGTTTACGGGCGGCGCTGGTACCTACATGCTCGATATGACGCAGGCTGGCCGCATCCGTCACATTGGCGGATCGTTCACTGGGTCTGGAGCTAATCACTTCGTCAAGACGGCCGGAAGCGCCGCCGCGCAGGCCACGACCTTTCCTACGATTCCGCAGGAAGATCAATGGTCACGCCAGTTGGGGTTCTCTCCAAAACTGGCGCTCGGGTTCTCAACTGTCTTTGACTTTCAGAACTTCACGCGCGAAGTCTGGATTGAGGGCTACGTCACCGGCAACCTCACAGCCTTTAAGGCGACCGGCAAAGTTGTCAACGTGTTTACGCGTAACACGGTGCTTTATTCGGCCATCGCAAGCAGCCAAGCCGTGGTGGTGCGGGGCGATGCTGGTGACGTTACGTTCCGTTATGCAGAGGGCCTGTTCTTTACCGATTGCATCGGGGACACGAAAGGGACAACCGTTGACCTACAAGACGTGTACGGCTTTGGGTGGGGCGGCCAGTTCAACCAGCTCAAGACTGCGGCTGGCGGTATCGCCTTCGACGTAACGAAGGGCATCTGTCCGATTACCCGAGAAATTGGCCTTTCGTGTGGACTCATGCAGGGAAAGCTGCGGATCGGCAACGGGCTAGGATCGCAGTTTCTTTTCGACTTCAAGGCATCGCTACTGGGGTTCTCGGACACAGATGGCACCGCTATTGACATTCGCGACTTCTGCAAGGGCGTGCTGATTTCTGGCGCGACATTCAACAACCCGACCGGCACCGCACGCATGTTTGCCGTGGGTGCTAACTGCGCGCAGATCAAGCTGGACGGGCTTTCGGCTGACGTTGGAACGTACACCAACACGCCGACCGTTGATTCCTCGTCTTTGGCAGGCGTAGAGGCCGAGTTCACCGGCGGCTTTACGCCAGGAATCGCGTTCGGTGGGTCGTCTACCGGCATCACGTATTCGACGCAAAACGGGCGCTACTACTGGCGCGGCGGGCAGATCACCGGCTATTTTGAAGTTAGCCTGACCAGCAAGGGAGCGCAGGTCGGCGCAGCCACAATCACTGGACTTCCATTTCAGTGCAAGTTGGTCAACGGAACGGCTACAGTTGGGGGCTTCAGCGGCATGAATACTGCTTTCACGCCAATCCTTGACATTACCAAAAACACCCAGGTCATCAACGTCAAGAACGGCGCGGCGGGATCGTCTGCAAACTTCACTGACGCCGATTTCTCCAATGCGACCGTAATCAACGGCTCGTTTAGCTATCCAGTTAGCTGAAAAACCTAGAGGGATTCACATGAGCAAAAAACCTGCCGCTCCGCCGAAAAAGCCCCAAGAGCCTACCAAGAAGGGCGGACCTGGGAATCAGGGATCTGGATCAGGCAACCCGCGGTGAGCCGCTTAGCTGTCGCGTTGCTGCTGTTCTCATGCCTTCATGAGTTCGCGTGGCAGCTATCACCTTCTGAGCTGGGTCTACAGCGAGACATTCGCGATGTGACCCAGTGGGCGATGATCTGTGCCTTCTGTTTATCAGTGCATGTCATCGCCCGTAATCGGCTCTTGAGTGCGGTCTGTGCAGCAGTGGCTATCATGTCATCGACGACTGCTCTTTGTGCTCTATGGTGGCTGTTTGACCGGTCTGTATATCAGTGCAGTGCGACCTATCAAGGTCCGGTCATGCTGCTGTCTGCGTTCGCGGCCTTGGCAGTGTTCTGGAGGTGGAACGATGTCGGGGAGCGTTGACCCAGTAGTCGGAGTCGCTCAAGTCCTGAGCGTGTTTGTCGGGGCGGCTACTGCTGCGGCCATTGCCCCGCATCTGGTTGTCCTCATTGCCGGGATGGCTGGAGGGGTCCTGGGGCTGATGTCCTGGCGCAAATCCGCCATCTGGGAGGGCGTTGTCTACGTCACTCTTGCAGGGATTGGGGCGTGGGTATTTACTGGGACCGCTGCTGACTTTATCTACCAGTATCTGCCTTCAACAGCAGACAAAAGACTGATTGCCCCGCTTGCATTTTGTATCGGTTTCGTCGGACACCGATGGACTCAAGTCTTTAGATGGGCGACGAGAATCGCTAGATCAACCGCAGAAGAGGCGTTGAAGCGGGGCAAATGATGGAGCAGTTCTTTCAGTGGCTTGTCTGTAGCCTGATCTTCGTCCGGGTGTTCTGCGTTGCCCGGTGCATGGATGAGCACACCCCTACACGGGCCAAGGTACAGCATGGTCTAGTGCTGGTCTTGGCTACCGTTTCACTCCCCATCTTCGTTCCGCAGGACTGGGCCGCTCCCCTGTTGGGGTTTGCGCTTTGGCTACACATGGCAGTTGAGCGCAGACAGCCCGGAGACTGGCTTACTAGCTAGTCTTGCTCCCTCCCTGCTGGGGCTGGGTGGCGGCCCCGATTCTCAAAACTGCGGCATGGCTTGATGCGCGAAGCTGCTTCAGAAAGGCGAAGTCATCGGGCGTCTTTGGCTCACAGACGCCGTATCGCAGGCCAACAATCCGCGGCTGAACGACAAGAAACGTGACATCAAGCCCCTCGTCCTCGGCGGCTTCGATAGTGCAGTAGGTGCCATGCACTCCGCTTGTTGAGAATAGGACAAAGTTCAGGTCGTCGGCCTGTGCTGTCGGGAACAGCTCGCGTAGCGCGGTCATACCATCTCCAACCAAGCGCATGACACCGTAGTACGGGTCATCCTGATCGCGCGTTGGGCTCATGCTTCGTTGCCAGTTCATCACTTGTCCCCCTGCTGGGTGGAGGCCAGGGAGCGGATGGCAGCGGCGCAGTCAAGCGGCCCGGTGCCCTCAAACTGACCTCCTTGTGTCAGGATTTCCCACTTGCGGCGCTCTTTGTTGTCGCACGCCTTCGCCGCAGCCTCAAGCCCCCGCATGAAGCCCATGCGCTCGGCGGCGGTGGCGTGGGCGGTCATTTGGTCGGTGCTATAGCCATCAATCCAAACTATTTCTACGCCACCACCAGGCGCGAATCCACATTCCATTTCCATTGCGCCGTTTGGCTCAGGCAACGGCGGCAGCTTGATCTCGTCAGCCATGCTTGCTCTCCTGCTTTGCGGCCAGGGCGGCGGGTGGCGCGGGGAACGGCTTGTAGTGTGTCGGCCGCAGGCAATCGCCATTGGCATCGGTCCAGTGCGTGTTGACGGCCCACCATTCGCAACGATCAGCATCCCACCACGCTTGCTCGGCCCAGCCTTCGTCGGCACTGCCCGCGATGACGAAACCGGACTGCGGCGCCGTCTCAATCGGCAGCCAGCCCGCATCCCTCGCATCGCTGGGGGAGGGGTGGGTGTAGAGGGGAACCGCGTTGTACTCGTTGCGGTGCCGCCAGAGGTTGATGAAGTGTTGGCCGGCTTTCATGTCGGCCAGAGCGCCTTCGCTCGCATACCCAACCGCCTCCCCCTGCGCCTGCTCCGCTTCGAGGGCGGCGAGGGCTTCATTGACAGCCAGTTGCGCCGAATAGGCCTGAGCCTCTTGCCACGCCATCGGGCAGACCTGATGATCGGACTTGTTGCCGAGAACGTGCAGGGTTTGCTTGGCCTGCTTCAGCGCCTCAATTGCCTTGGTGCTCATTTGCTGCCCCCGAACTTGGCGAGGGCGGCTCGCATGGCTGCCTCGATATGCTCGGTCTCGAATTCATCAAGGTGCCGGATGAAGTCGCCGTCACGCGTGAAGATCCAGCCGTTGATGTCCTTGTGCCAGGAGATTGCCGCGTTGCCTTTCAGCGGGATGTAGGTCGGCAGCTCGCTCGGCACTGCCGGCTCTATATAGCAGTCATAGAAACCGGGTTTTTTCTCTGCCGGCTCCCCCTCCGCAGGCCGCTGCGCCTGGGCGGGGGCGGCGGTGAGCATGGATTTTGCAAGTCGCACCAACTGATCCATTGTCAGGCCCAATTCAGCGTTCAGGCTCATGACTGCCTCGCTTTCCCATAGCGCATCAACTAACGAAGCACCAGAGACACCAACCAAAGCAGCAGTGGAACGACTACGCAAAAGTAGATCGCCATGCACGCCACATCGAAGTTCGTCAACTCGTCCAATTTCGCTCTCCTTTGAGTCAGCATTAGCAGGTGAGGCGGCAAGCATGGCGCGATAGGCCGCCTCTGCTGGCGTCGGGCACTCCACTGAGATTCGTGCAGCGGCGCCCGCAAGGCACATGCTGATGGTCGGCTCCACCGGCACCAGCGCATAGCCATCCGGCACCGCCACCGGGGCTTGGGAGAGGGCTGCGGCGATCATGCTGCGCAGTTGAGACTTCGCAGCTTCTGCGTCTTCCATGCCGCTGCCGGCGTCAAAGCGACCGCCGACAAGGGACCATGCCGACGCGAATACTTGCGCCTGTTCCATCAGCTTCTGAATCAGCGTCTCGCGCTCGGCCTGCTGGTTGGGGGTGGGGGTCATTGGTGCACCTCATCAAGTTTTGCAATCTCCAGCGCGGCCTGGGCTTCAGACAGTCCGCGCCAACCTTGCAGGTATTTCGAGTAGTCAGATCGACCTTCCGGTGTCCAGAGAGCCCAGCCCGTACCCTTGCAGTGCGGGCAGTTTGGACGGCTGTAGCAGGTCGGGTCGTCGCATCGGTCGCCGTTGCAGCAGGACGCGCAGCGCTTCCCGGCGCCCCATGTCCTTCGCGGTGCTCCTGCCATCACCCCTCCCCACCCGCCAGGGTCAGGCCGATGCCGTGGGCGCGCTCTGCGAATCGAGCGCCTGCAATGAATACCGATGCGTAGTGCTGCGAGTGGCGCGCTTTGCAGAAGCCGTCAAGCAGTGCGCTTTCTGTCAGCGGCACCAGCGCCACAGGCTGCGGTGCGGGGGTGGCTTCAGCCCTCATGCCCGCTACCGCCTCGGCACGCCAGTGACCAAGCGCAACAAGCTCATCGGCCGCGTCTCGCACCGGATCTTTGGAATCGCCAACAGCAATCACTTCGAGGGCGCGGAGCAAGGCGTCACGATCCTCAATGACTGCGGAAAGACGCTCCAATTCGGCACCGCCCCAACCGTTTCCGCCTGTGATACCCGACGCCACTGCTTCCCCGCCTGCGACGGATTTGGTTGTGATAGCGGACTCGTAGGCGGCGAGGGCCGCGCGGGCGAACTGGATGCCTTCAGCGACCCATTCGCCGAAGTCCACAGGCTCATCGTCAGAGGTCCACCAGCGCAGCGCCTCGGCCAGCCTCTGCTTAACCGTCAGGGATTGGTTGTCTTCCATCTTCACGTCCTTTGTGACGTAGCGGATTGCAGCCCCAAAGCGCTGTTCGTCGATCTGGCACAGAAGTCGACGCAAATCCTTCTCGGCTTCGTTCTCACTAGCGCACAGCATCACATGAACAACGCGTCCGCTCCTAAGCTCAAAGACCTCAATTGTTGGGCTCATCTTCACTCATTGCTCCGTTTGCATGTCGCTAGTCTCTTGCTGATTGGGGCGGTTGTCATTGGGGATTACCCTTAGTCTGAGTTATCCACAGGACCCGTTTTTGACTTGTTTTCTCTAGGCATAGCTCTAGCAAGGGTGAAGGGAGTACCTTCGTGCCCTGTCCAGATGCTGTCATACCTACCGACAACACCCCAACAACCCCATGAGGCGATGATTCGATCAAGAAAGGGTTGCTTTCACCGCTTGGCCCAATCTCTACCCTAGTCCCTCATCGACAGGCTAGGCAGTCAAACACGGGGTGCGCCGTGCTGCTGGTCTTTCTTCTGGGTGCGGCCGACAAGCCCGTTAGCTAACCCGCCCTGAGGGTCAGGAGACGGTTTAGAGAGTGTGGCCCGTGCTGATCTCGGGCTTTCGGCGTGGCACTAATTCCGAGCAATGCAGGTTCACTTGTGTCGGAGATTTGAAATCCCCTCTGACTGCCACCTATGCCGTACCTGGTGCATCCTCATTTCTGAGAGTTAACGTCACGGGTCCATCTTGCTGCGGATCAGCCTCCGCATCCACACTCTCTAAACCGTCTCGGCCAAAGAAAAACCCCGCGTGCTTAGGTGGGGCAAGTCCCTGGCATGGGCAGCATCAGTGTTCCAGCGACGGACTTGCGGGTTTCCCCAACACTTCTGCATTGCATGCCCCACCTAAAAACGCGGGGTCTATCGCCTATCGCTGGTTGCCAATGCTGCCACACACTGACGGGTCCAATTCTACGGGTTTTCGCTCTTGACGCAAGCCCAGAAACAAAAAACCCGCCGAAGCGGGTCAGTCCTCGTTGATCCACTCCCACTCATCGGGAGTCCCGCCTTGTTTTCCATGCCAGTCAGGCCTAGTCCTGCGGGCTAGACCCTCTTCATGCATGGCCTTGAGATAGCGCGTTACTTGGGTCGGGCTGCATCCAAGCAGGCTAGCAAGCTCTAGGCGTGTCCTGCTCTTTTTCCTGAGCAACTGAACCGCAGCCATCGACATTTCTACAGGGCTTCTATTCATGCCACCCGCCTAATGCGCAACTGCTGGAGCTTCGCCAGCGCCTCAGCCTTGGCTGCGCTGACCTTCTGCTTTGCTTCCGGGTCTTCAAGGGCTTGGCGGTGGCGCTCCTGCTCTTCTAGCCAGGTATTGCCCTGCTGGACAGAGCCAGTAACCGCTTTGTGAGGAGTGGCGAACACACCACGCCATCCCTTCATGGTGGACTGGTCTAGGCAAGCGTTCGGGTCATAGCCCTGCGCTTTCAGGAGCTGTAGCTCCTTGAGGATCAAGGTAGCGGCGCGGACGGTGAATGGAACGGTCTTGCCCATGGCCTTACGCATGGTGACGAAACCGGCCCATGCCTCGGGGTCGATGTAGGGAGGGATGGGGATCATGTGCGATCACCCAGCAAAACGTCGATGTGGGTGCCGTCCTTGCAGTTGATAAGCAATTGCTTGCCGCGTTGGTATCTTGCAACGTGTGTGTATCCGCCGCGCTTAGCGCAAAAATCCTCGGCAACTGCAATATCTTCCGGCTCGGTCATACTGGAGCAAGCTGTCAGCATCGCGCATGCCAAAAGAATTGAGGTCTTGGCACTCATACCGCCCACCCCATGCGATGAATGTAGAACCGCACCAGCCCATCGCGGCCAGTCTTGCGCGCCAGCACCTCTTTCTCTCGCAAGTGCTTATCGCCGGACTCCTGCACGCGCTTCCAAGGACAAGTGCTGATCCTCAGAGCCTCAAGCTCACCATAGGTCATTCCCTTGGATCGTGAGCGGCGGATTGCTTGGATGAGTTGGGCGGCTTGGGTCATGGTTGCTCCGTAAAGTCTGGGCACCGCTGCAACAGAAAAACCGGCTTCTGCTTGCGGCTGGTGCAGAAGTCGACTCGCTTGATCTTTGAACACTCGACGCATGATCTGCGGTCATCGGATGCATCACGAGCAGACAGGTCGGCCGTGACGCGATCCGATATTGATGCAGTGAGGCCAAGCGAGCGCAGCTTGGC